AGATTATAGGCAACGACCAAGTTCGTTTGGAAAACACAGACGGTGATGCTTACTTAGCCGCCGTAGCTGATGGCTCAATTTTCCTTTATTATGCAGGGTCTAACAAACTATCCACCACCTCCACAGGCATAGACGTTACTGGCACAGCCACGATGGATGGGTTGACTGTTGAGCAAAACGTAGGTTCAAAGATAACTTTATCGTCCACTGATGTGGCAATAGCCTCTAGCGAAGTAATTGGAGAAATTGACTTTCATTCTTCAGATGCTTCAGGTATTGGCGCTGCTTCAAGAGCCAACATAAGTGCTGTAGCCGCTGATGCGGCAGGTGCAGGTGATATTTACATTAAAACAAGCACAGGTGGGGCGGTAGTAGCAAATCGCCTTAAAGTAGCCAACAACGGAGACATCAGCTTCTACGAGGACACAGGCACAACGGCTAAGTTTTTCTGGGATGCGTCTGCGGAGTCTTTAGGTATTGGTACCACTTCGCCTACTGCTGATTTAGAGGTTTCTTCTGCAAGCAACCCTGAAATATCTATTGCTTCAACAGCAGGTGCGACAAGTAACTTTTTAAACTTTAAAGCAATCAGCCACACTCAGCAAATACAGACCCAGTTAAAGACTGTTGATAATGGTAACTTTACATCAGACTTAGCCTTTCTTTTCAAAGCAACAGGAACAGGCGGTGCTTTAAGCGAAAAGATGCGCATAGACGCATCAGGCAACGTGGGTATTGGTGGGACAGCGCCCTCAGATGCAAACTTGTTTATAGGTGATGCACAGGGAAGTAGTCAGGCGTTAATGTTTGCTGGTTTTGGTTCAGACAAAGATGGTGCTATCAAACATTCTAATGGTGTCATTTCTTTCTTAAATGGTGGTAATAACACAACTGTTGCTAATCTTACAGAACGCATGCGCATAGACTCAGCAGGCAAGGTGGGTATTGGTGCTAGTTCTATTGACGGTAACAGTAATCTACAGATACAAAACGATTCTGGAAATGCACTATTACGTCTGCGTTCAGGTACATCAAATCTTTCTGGAGTAGACTTTGGTGACAGCGGCGATATTGACATAGGTGGTATACGTTACAGCAATGCTTCAAATCATATGCAGTTTAATGTCAATGCAGCAGAACGCATGCGCATAGACTCAGCAGGTAACGTGGGTATTGGTACTAATTCGCCTGACGGTATATTAGACATTGAAGGCAATTTTGAATCAAACAAAGCCTTAGTTTTAACAAATACAAAAGGCACAGGCAAAGTATCTTACATAAGGTCGCATGGCATTAATGGAGAATCATTAGCTCTTTATCACGATGGAACTAGAAGGCAAAGATGGGATTCTTCTGGATACACTGCTTTTGAAACCTCTACTGACACAGAACGCATGCGCATAGACGCATCAGGCAACGTGGGTATTGGTACGAGTTCGCCTGATTCAAAACTTGATGTAAGTCATGGTTCAAGTGGTGAAATAGCTAGATTTACATCACCTAATGGCACAAGCTCTTACATTACTATTGGTAGAGATAGTTCAACTGCAGAAGGTTTTACTGCTGGATATAATTCAAGTAATGGGGATTGTACCCTAACAGCTATATCTGCAACACATCCTATTATATTTAAACAATCTACAACAGAACGCATGCGCATAGATTCATCAGGCATAGATGTTACTGGTACTGTGGTAGCTGATGCTTTGACTGTAGATAGCAACGGTGAGCTGATTGAACTTAATTATGCTAATGACGGAGGCTCTGCATTAATAGCTTGGAAATCGAGTGCTGGCGCGACCTTGTGGGATATAGGCGGCGGGGTAGTAGCAGCTCAGGATGAGTTTGCAATACGTAGGGCAGGTTCAGCTAAGTTTATTATTAAATCTGATGGAAACGTAGGAATAGGCACTAACTCGCCTGCTACAGCTTTGTCCGTTGTGGGTGACATTACCACTACAGGCGGTGTCTACTTAGGCGGCACAGGTGCTGCTAATAAGCTGGATGACTATGAAGAGGGCACTTTTACTCCTGCTATCACTTTTGGAGGCGCTTCTGTAGGTTTGACATATACGGCCGCGCGAGGGAGATACACAAAAGTTGGAAGATTAGTCACAGTACAAATAGGAATAGACATAAACAACAAAGGAACTTCAACAGGTGATATGAACGTGACAGGGCTTCCGTTTGGGACTGCTACATTTAGTGGTGGGTATGGCGGACAGTTAGGAGCTATGCGGGTAGAGGGTGGTTGGACAGGACTTACTGGAGCTATGATACCTTTTATAGACGAAAACGGCGCAACATTAATTGTTATTAGGCAAGGAACCTCCACAGGAACTAATCCAGTAACAGACGCAAATACAACCAGCGGTTACTTTTTTATAGCTGCTACTTATATGTCAGCATAAATAACCATACGCCTATCGGACGGTAGGCACAGACAGGAGTAACACCATGAGTTTAGAAAAAGTAATAACCGAAGACAAGATTGAAATCGTAGGTGAGTTTAAAGTAGTACAAGTACGAACCTGCACCAAGGTACTAGAGGACGGCGTAGAGCTATCCTCTGGCTACCACAGGCACGTTGTAGTTGCAGGACAGGACTACAGCAACGAATCTACAGAGGTGCAGGCTATCTGTACTGCTGTACATACTGACGCAGTTATTGCTGCATACAACGCATCACTAGAAGCAGGAGAGTAATCATGGCAGTAACTTGGACAATCTCAACACTAGAACGCAACACATCAGATGACGGTGTAGTTGTAGCACATTGGCGCGCTAGCGATAGCGAAACAGTAGGCGAAGAAACATACTCAGGCAGCTCTTATGGCACTTGTGGCTTTACGCCTGACTCTACTGCTAGCGGCTACATGGCCTATGGAGACATCACTGAAGCTCAGGCTGTTGAATGGGTCAAAGCATCTATGGGCGACGAGGCTGTTGAAGCTCTTGAAGCCTCTATAGCCTCACAGATTGCAGAGTCTAAGGCTCCTGCGATATCTGTAGGAACACCTTGGTAAAATGTTAGCCGAGATTGCAGCAGCTAACGCAGCTTTTAAAGTCATTAAGACTGCTTTAAGCCACGGTAAAGAACTTTATGATTGTTCGGAAGCTGCTCAATCTTATTTTAACAACAAAAGCATTATAGCCAAAAGAGTATCTCAGAAGGGCAAGTCAGACCTTGAGGCTTTTATGGCTCTTGAAAAAATCAAAGAACAAGAAGAGTGGCTGAGAGAGTATATGATATATGCTGGCCGCCCTGATATGTACTCTGACTTCTTAAAGTTTCAATCGGACTGTAAGCAAGAAAGAGAGCGAGACGCTCGTGTAGCTGTTCTAAAAAAACACAATAGGCTTAAACTAGTAAAGCAGTTTGTAACTATTGTTGGAGTAGCTATAGCAGTTATACCTGTACTTATATATGCACTGATTTACTCACTAAACAAATAGCAAGGGATTGTCATGGTAGAAACCACAAAAGAAATGTTAGACGTAGCCGCAGCTTCTACCGCTGTACTTTCAATGGCTGCTTGGCTACCTCCAACAGCTTCTATACTGACTATACTTTGGCTAGGTATTAGGATATTTGAGTCTGATACTGTACAAAGTCTACTAGGGCGTACAAAATGAGCTTACTCACTGCTATCCTTGGCCCAGTTGCAGGGCTTGCTAAAAGCTACCTCAGTAACAAAGCTGAAGAGAAGCAAGCTACACACGCTCGTAAGATGTCAGTTATAGAGAATGACGCTGACTGGGAAGCTAAGATGGCTGATGCTTCTAAGGACTCGTGGAAAGATGAGTTTTGGACTATTGTGTTAGCGATACCCGTGTTTATGGTTGGCTACGCTATTGCTGCTAACGATGTAACAATTATTGCTAGAGTAGCCACAGCTTTTGAAGCATTAGAGAAACTACCTGAGTGGTATCAGTACTTATTGTTTATAGCTATATCATCTAGCTTCGGTATACGTGGAGTTGATAAAATAATGAAGATGAGGAAGTAAGCATGGCTCGAGGCAGAGGAAGACGAGAAACAAGGCAACTTGCTGAAGAAGAAGCATTACGTAGACTAGCTGCTGGGACAGCTGTGCTACCTCCTGTAACAGTTCTTCCTTTAGAAGCTCCAAGCACTGTAGCTAATCCTGTTAACTGGAAAAGAGCAGCTATCAACAAGGATGATGATTATTTCTCTAGTCGATACGGTGTATACGGTTTAGACGCTCCTGATCCTGATAAAGAAAGCGAAATAGGTTCTGTTGAGGCTGCTTTAAAACGTTTAGCTAACGCGCCTCAAAGAGAAGCTAACTCTGCAATTTACAGCACGTTCACTGATGAAGAAAAAGCACTTTCTACGCAAACTAATCTTCTTAAAAAATACGGTATTACTTCTGCAGACATTGGTAATAAAGTTCTAACTGACGATCAGATGTTTGAGTTAACTTCTAAGTTAGACAATGAAATTACAGACTGGCAAACAACTAACCTAAGCACTCTAGCGTCAGAAGATCCAGAAACTTTTGCAGCAGAATACGGCAAGCTATACGAAACATCACAAATAAAGTTTTTAAGCTCCTTGTATGAGTCAGGCGCTTTAGATAAAGATGAATACTTAAACGCTGCTGCTCAAACTTTAATGGCAGGCGATAAATATAATACAGATGTTTATATAATAGACAAAGGTAAACTGTACGCAGCTCCTTCTAACTCTGCAGACAACCCTAATTTTTACAGTGAAGTTGTTTTGTTCCCCGACCAAGCATCAGGCCAAAATCAATACAACACTTTTAACTATAAAATAGGAAGCCAGTCGCCTACCTCTGATTTTGATGCAAGCGGTGTAACTAAGTTCCTAAACAGCGCTCCTATTAAGATGGCTGCTTCAATGTTTGGGCTACCTGGCATTGCTGTTTTAACAGGTTTGAGAGCAGCTAACGGAGAGACTTTACACGCAGAAGACTGGGCTACTTTAGCTATGGCAGGTCTGGGACAGGTAGCTGAGGCTGGAGGTTTTGATGCAGCAGAAGCAGGCGCTAACGCAAACGTAGCTGGAAACGCAGCTGTTGATTCTGCTATTGCGGAGTATAACGCCTACGCTTCTGGGATGCCTGCCGGTACGTTTATACCTCCAAATTACACTGCTATATACGATACAGCCTATAATTCTTCAATTGCAGCAAGTGGTGTTACAACTACTTTTATGGGCATTGATCTTGCTAAATTTGCAGAGAACGCTGATTTAAGCACTTCTGTAAGTCAGGATGTATTAGACGCTGTTTCTGCTTTAGAAGACATAGCTTCAGGTCAAGAAGATGGTGTTATTTATAACCTTCTTGAGGACACAACAGACTCTTTATCGGAAGACTCTACTGTCTCAACCCTTGATGTATTAACAGACGTTTTTGACGCAGTACAGGGTGACAGAATTGCTGAAGAAGTTAGAGTTGCTGAAGAGGCTAGAGTCGCTGAAGAAACTAGAGTTGCTGAGGAAGCGGCAGCAGCAGAGGAAGCAGTAGCCTTAGAAGAAGCTAGAGTTGCAGAAGAAGCTGCAGCCGCAGAGGAAGCTAGAGTTGCTGAAGAAGCTAGAGTTGCTGAAGAGGCTAGAGTCGCTGAAGAAGCTAGAGTTGCTGAAGAGGCTAGAGTCGCTGAAGAAACTAGAGTTGCTGAAGAAACCAGAGTTGCTGAAGAGGCTAGAGTTGCTAGAGAAGCTGCAGAAGAAGCTGCTAGAGTTGCTGAAGAAATTGCACGTATAGCTGAAGAAGAAGCTCTTGCTAACGCTGAAGAAGAAAGACAAGCAGAGCTTGATCTACAGGCTGAGGCAGACGCTAGAGCTGCTAGAGAAGCTGAACAAAGAGCTGAAGAAGCTCGACTTGAGGAAGTTAGACTTGCTGAGGAAGCTGCAGTAGCTGCTGAAGAAGCTGCAGCCGCAGAGGAAGCTAGAGTTGCTGAAGAAGCTAGAGTTGCTGAAGAAGCTAGAGTTGCTGAAGAAACTAGAGTTGCAGAAGAAGCTGCAGCCGCAGAGGAAGCTAGAGTTGCAGAAGAAGCTGCAGCCGCAGAGGAAGCTAGACTAGCGGAGGAAGCAGAACAACGTAGGTTAGACGAAGAAGCAGCAGCCGCTATAGAAACTGAAGACGGTGTAGATGTTCCTATAACAGGTGTACAGCCTGAGATGCCGCCAACTACACCCGAACCTACGCCTGAGCCTGAGCCTGTTATTCAAGACCCAGCTCCGCCTATTGAAGTTGTTATTCCTCCGCCATCGTTAGAAGAAGGCGGTGGTGCAGGAGATGGGGGCGGTGCTGGCGGTGGAGGAGGTGGCGGGGAAGGTGTAGGACCTGATGAAGGCGTTTCTCCTGCTCCTTCTGATCCTGCTGTTCCCGATCCTGAAGATTTCCGCTTTGAATATGATCCAGCAGCTTTTGAAGAACAGTTTGGAGATACCTGGAACGGGGCTACTTTTGGAACGCTCGACGCTAACAACGATGGTGTAGTTACTGACGCAGAGCTAGACGCTTATGAACGAAGTGCTGAAGGCGGCGACACTACTATACCCACTGACGGTTTTGGTTCTGGTTCTGGTAACGATGGCGGAATAGGAACTGGAATTGGTTCAGGAACAGACCTAGGAACTGGTGAAGGCGCAGGCACTGGTGAAGGCACAGGCACTGGTGAAGGCGTAGGCACTGGTGAAGGCGTAGGCACTGGTGAAGGCACAGGCACTGGTGAAGGTACAGGCACTGGCAGCGGTGTAGGCTCTGGTGAAGGTTCAGGCTCAGGCAGCGGTGTAGGTTCAGGTTCAGGAGAAGGAGAAGGAGAAGGAGAAGACAGCGGCGTAGGCGCACTTGCTGGATCAGGTATGATGTCACCTACTAGAACTACTGATAGAGTGTTTGCAGACTTGTTTAAGTCCAACATAGCTATTGGCAGTAACCAGGTAGTTTCTCCTTATGTACAGTTACAACAAAGAAACTTGCAGGCTCCTGCTCAGCAAGGAATGCTAACAAACTCTAATAATTTTAGAAGGCGATAATAATGACATACCTACAATTAGTAAACAGTGTTCTACGGAGACTCAGAGAAGAAGAAGTAAGCACTGTGGGACAGACCAGCTATTCTAAGCTTGTTGGAGAGTTTATTAACGATGCTAAGCGAACTGTGGAAGACACCTGGGACTGGTCAGCTTTGAGAAGCACGTTGACTGTTACGACTACTGCTGGTGTTTTTAACTACAACCTTACTGGCTCACAAGATCGTATTAAAGTCCTTGACGTTGTTAACGACACTTCTGACTGGTTCATGGATTATCGTGCAGCACACTGGATGACAGCCGCTTACTTGATTGAGACTCCGCCTCTAGGCGCTCCTCAGTTCTATAGCTGGAATGGTATAGACACTAACGGCGACAGCGCTGTTGATGTCTACCCTGCTCCTAATGGCGTCTACAGCCTGTACTTTAACGTGGTGTTGAGAACAGCAGACTTAGCAGAAGACACTGACAAGATGTTTATACCTTCTTCTCCTGTTGTACAACTAGCCACCGCACTAGGCGCTAGAGAGCGAGGAGAGACAGGTGGTACTTCTGCTGCTGAGTTGTTTTCATTGTCTGGTAGAACACTGTCAGACGCTGTAGCACTCGACGCTGCTAAACATCCTGAAGAGACTATTTGGACTACTGTATAATGGCTGAGCAACTACAGAATATTACAATTGCAGCTCCAGGCTTCTTGGGTATAAACACTCAAGACTCGCCTATTGGACTAGACCCTGCATATGCTTCTATTGCTGACAACTGTGTTATTGATCAGTTAGGTCGCGTAGGCGCTCGTCAGGGCTATACACCTGTTACTACTAACGGTGGGGATGTTTTAGGCACTAGCAGAGGTATTGAAAACGTATTTGAGTTTGTTAGTGTAACTAACGTAACCACTGTGTTCTCAGCGGGTAACAACAAGATCTTTACAGGCACGACTACTTTAACAGAAGTAACACTACCTGCTGGTTATACCATTAGCGACAACAACTGGAAGATTGTCTCTTTTAACAACGATGTTTACTTCTTCCAAAGCGGTCACGCACCTTTAGAGAGTGTTGCAGGATCGACAACGCTTGTTCTTTTAACAACTACTGGTCAAAACGTACCTCCACAAGGTAACGATGTACTAGCTGCTTATGGACGCCTGTGGTCGTGTGACGTTGTTAACAACAAGTACACAGTGTATTGGAGTTCGTTGCTTGCTGGCGATGATTGGCATGGTGGTTCTTCAGGTAGTATCAACTTAACTACAGTGTGGCCTAACGGATACGATGAAGTGGTTGCTCTTGCTGAGCACAACAACTTCTTGCTGGTGTTCGGTAAAAGAAATGTATTAATCTTTACAGGCGCTTCTAGCCCTTCTTCAGACTTAACCTTACACGACACAGTTGAAGGTACAGGTTGTATTGCAAGAGATTCTATACAAAGTACAGGAACGGACTTGCTTTTTCTTTCCAGTCGTGGTATAATGTCTTTAGGGAGGATCATTCAAGAAAAGTCTTTACCTCT